GAACTGCCATGCAGACGACGGCAGTCTACGCCTGTGTCCGCATTCTCGCCGAATCCGTTGCGGGGCTGCCACTTCACGTCTATGCCTACAAAGGACAGGGCAAAGAGCGTGTGCCGGAGCATCCGCTGTACTTTCTGCTCCACGATGCGCCGAATCCCGAGATGACCTCCTTTATATTTCGCGAAACCATGATGAGTCACCTTCTTTTGTGGGGAAATGCTTATGCCCAGATACTTCGAGATGGCAGAGGACGTGTTCTCGGACTCTATCCGCTGCTCCCGGACAAGATGGAGGTCGGCCGCGACAGCCGCACGGGGGAACTCTACTACACCTATACGCGAAGCACGGAGGAGAATCCGAACTTCAAAGATAAGGGGCAGATTCGTTTGCGACGTGAGGATGTGCTGCACATTCCGGGACTCGGCTTCGACGGTCTGGTCGGCTACAGTCCCATCGCTATGGCAAAGAATGCCATCGGCATTGCCCTTGCGACAGAGGAGTACGGAGCAGCCTTCTTCAAGAACGGAGCGCGTCCGGGCGGCGTTCTGGAACATCCGGGTGTCCTCAAAGACCCGTCGAAACTCCGTGAGAGCTGGCACGCCGTCTACGGCGGAACGATGAACACGGGCAGGATTGCCGTCCTCGAGGAAGGGGTAAAGTATCAGCAGATTGCCATACCGCCCGAGGAGGCGCAGTTCCTTGAGACAAGGAAGTTCCAGATCGACGAGATCGCGCGGCTCTACCGTGTACCGCCGCATATGGTCGGGGATTTGGAGAAATCCTCGTTTTCGAACATCGAGCAGCAGTCGCTTGAGTTCGTCAAATACACTTTGAATCCATGGGTCGTTCGTTGGGAGCAGTCCCTGCAAAAAGCACTGCTGACGGATAAAGAGCGGAAGGATTACTTCATCCGCTTCAATGTGGACGGGCTTCTGCGCGGAGATTACAAGAGCCGTATGGAGGGCTATGCCATCGGGCGGCAGAACGGATGGCTCTCCGCGAACGACATCCGCAGTCTTGAGGACATGAATCCCATCGAAGCGGAGGAGGGCGGCGATCTCTATCTCATCAACGGAAATATGACAAAACTGAAGGATGCGGGCTTGTTCGCAGGAAATCAGGAGGGAGAAAGTGATGAAACGTAAATTTTGGAACTGGGTGCGAAACGAGGGAGAGAAGCGTGTCTTGCTTCTGGATGGTGAAATCTCGGACGAAACGTGGTGGGGCGATGAAGTCACACCTCAGATGTTCCGATCTGAGCTGAACGCCGCCGAGGGAGATATTGACCTCTGGATCAACTCACCGGGCGGCGACTGCTATGCAGCGGCACAGATCTACAATATGCTCATGGAGTATAAGGGAAATGTCAATGTCAAGATTGACGGGATTGCAGCCTCAGCCGCATCCGTCGTTGCGATGGCAGGATCGACCGTTGAGATTTCTCCCTTGGGGATGTTGATGATCCATAATCCCATGACCGTCTCCATCGGGGATACACACGAGATGGAGCGGACGATCACGTTCCTTGCCGAAATCAAGGAGAGCATTATCAACGCTTATGAGATCAAGACGGGGCTTTCCCGTGCGAAGATTTCACGGCTGATGGATGCCGAGACGTGGATGAATGCAAAGAAGGCGGTGGAGCTTGGATTTGCGGATTCTGTTCTCTATACGGACGCACAGCGTCCTGTTACCGATGCGGCAGACGGGCTGATCTTCTCCCGTGCCGCTGTCACGAACTCCCTGCTCTCGAAATTCGGGCAGGGAACACACAATGTCGATGCAGAGCCGTTTAAAAAGCGGCTCTTTTCTATTTCACACTAAGAAACTAATGGAGGGACAAGGACATGGATAAGATTATGGCAATGCGCGAGAAGCGTGCGGAAATGTGGGAACAGGCAAAGCAGTTTCTGGATTCTCACGAAAAGGACGGGCATCTCACAGCCGAAGATGCCAAAGCATACGAGCAAATGGAGAATGAGGTGCTTGCGCTCGGCAAGGACATCGAGCGCATGGAGCGTCAGGCGATTCTCGATGCGCAGCTTGCAAAGCCCGTGACGGCGGCAATCACCAACATTCCGGGGGCTGTGCTCAACGCGGAAAAGACGGGACGTGCAAGCGAGGCATACCATGCAGCAATGCTGAAGGCACTCCGTACGAACTTTCGGCAGGTGGAGAACGTCCTGCAGGAGGGCGTGGATGCAAACGGCGGCTATCTCGTGCCGGAGGAATACGATCAGCGTCTCATTGACGTTCTGAATGAGGAGAACGTCCTGCGTCCGCTTGCAACGACGATCACGACGAGTGGGGAGCACAAGATCAATATCGCCGCCACGAAACCTGCGGCATCGTGGATTGAGGAGGGCGCAGCACTTACCTTCGGGGACGCGACCTTCGACCAGATCGTTCTCGACGCGCACAAGCTCCACGTCGCAGTCAAGGTAACGGAAGAGCTTCTCTACGACAACGCCTTCAACCTTGAGAACTATCTCATCGAGCAGTTCGGCAAGGCACTGGGCAACGCAGAGGAGGACGCATTCCTGAATGGCGATGGGACGCACAAGCCGAAGGGACTTCTCACCTCGGCAAAAACATCTGTCACCACGGCGGCGGCAGACCTCAAGGCGGACGAACTCGTGACGCTCGTCTACAGCCTCAAGCGTCCCTACCGCAAGAATGCAGCGTTCATCGTCAATGACCAGACGCTTGCAAGCATTCGCAAACTCAAGGACGCGAACGGTGCGTATTTCTGGCAGCCGTCCTACCAGATGGGGGAGCCCGACCGTCTGCTCGGCTATCCCGTCTACTCTTCGGCATATATGCCTGCTGTCGAGGCAGGCAAGACCGTCATCGCGTTCGGCGATTACTCCTACTACAACATCGGGGATCGCGGCACCCGTGCTCTGCAGGAACTCAAGGAACTCTTCGCGGGCAACGGTATGATCGGCTATGTCATGAAGGAGCGTGTGGACGGAAAGCTCGTTCTTGAGGAAGCCGTGCAGACGCTTAAGATGAAGGGTTGATGTATGTTTGCGGCAAAGAGGGGAGGTGGTTCTATGCTTGTGCCGCTCGCAGCAGTCAAGCAGTATCTGCGCATTGACGGCGATGAGGAGGACGATCTCCTCATGCACTTTGCGGAAACGGCAGAACAGATTTGTACGGCACTTCTGCGCGTGAAGAAGCTGTCCAAGGTCGAAGATCAGGCAATTGTGCGCGTCGCAATCCTCTACGCCGTGTCCTATCTCTACGAACACCGAGAGGAAGCGGATCACAGAGGGCTTGCGCTGACACTTCGCTCCTTGCTTTTTGGTGTGCGGAAGGAGGTCTTTTAGGTGAGAGTGTCCATGAGCGAACTGCGTCATCGAATCACTATTCTGCGTCCCGTCACAGATACGGACGATGAGGGAAATATCCTCTCATCGTCGGTGCAGGAAGTCGGTAAAGCATGGGCACTCGTTCTGCCCTTTGCGGCAAAAATCTTGGACGGATATGCGGAGAAGGTGCAGGAGGTGGATTACCGCATCGTCATTCGTTACCGTGCGGATGTGCGCATGACGGATCGTATTCGTTGGGAAGACAAAACGCTCACGCCGATTGCACCGTCATATCCGCTCGGCGGGAAGAAACGGTGGCTTGTTCTGGAATGCAGGGAGTTGGTGGAAGATGGCTAGATACCGAGGTTTCGTCTCTGCCGAGAAGATATTGTCCGAACTCGGCGCGGAGGCGACGACTGCGCAGGATGAGCAATCTCAATAAATGGAAGAAAGCAGGGGGTGTCTGATATGGATCAGATTTTGACAATACGTCTGTATGCGGCGGGCATCGGCATCGTTGTTGGGGAGTTCCTCGGCAGCTTTGACGATCTGCTCTATGCCCTCGTTGTGTTTGTGGCGACGGACTACATCACAGGTGTTCTCCGTGCGATTGTGGAGAAGAAGCTGTCCAGTGCAATCGGCTTCAAGGGAATCTGCAAGAAAGTCTGCATCTTCACCCTTGTCGGCGTGGCGAACGTCCTTGATGTACACATCATCGGGAGCGGCTGTGTCCTGCGTTCTGCCGTGATCTTCTTCTACATCTCGAATGAAGGAATCTCCATCATCGAGAACGCAGCACGGATGGGGCTTCCCGTTCCACAGAAACTGCAGGACATGATGCACAGCCTCAAAGATAAATAACTGCTTTAACCTCAATGCCCGGCGGCTTACCGTCGGGTTATTTTTATGCCCGCAAAGGTGACCACAAGAGCCGGTTTTGTCCGCTGTTCCATGAAGGGAGATGGAATGCAATGACCAGGGAAGAAGGACTTCGGGAAATGACGTATCAGATGGTGATGCGTGCTTCATGGAAAATGCTGCAGAGCGGACTTTTGTCAGAGGACGAGTATCTTGCGTTTGAAGCGAAAATGCGCGAGAAATATCGCCCCGTCATCGGGCTTCTATTTTCAGATATTGACTTGCTATCGTGCGGATAGTACGGGAATATGGGAGTGGAAAGGAGGGAGCACCATGAAAATACGACGGGTTCAACCAAGCCCTATATTGCAGAAAAAGCTGCGTGTGGCTGCCTACGCCCGTGTCTCTGTGGATACGCTTCACTACTCCCTTGCAGCGCAGGTCAGTTACTACAGCAGTCTCATCCAGAATAATCCTGCGTGGGAATACGCAGGAGTGTACGCAGACGAAGGAATCACAGGGACAAGCACTACACACCGAGATGAGTTCAAGCGACTGATCGCGGACTGCAACGCCGGGAAGATTGATTTGGTGCTCGTTAAAAGCATCAGCCGATTTGCCCGTGATACCGTGGATTGCCTCAATACCGTTCGACAGTTGAAAGAGAAGGGGATTGCCGTCCGCTTCGAACGCGAGAACATTGATTCCACATCCGAGGACGGAGAGCTGCTCTTGACGCTGCTCGCATCCTTTGCCCAGGAAGAGAGCAGGAGTATCGGCGACAACATTCGGTGGGGTGTGCGGAGGCGTTTTAGACAGGGGATTCCAAACGGACATAAAGCCCCATATGGCTACACATGGGATGGAGAGATGTTTCGCATTACCCCTTCCGAGGGCGAGATCGTCAAGGAGATATTCCGGAGATACCTTGCCGGAGAATCCGCATACGCCATCGCAAAGAGTCTCGCAGGGCGCGGAATCACAGGACGGCAGGGGAGACCAATAGAGCAGACCACGGTAAAGGACATCCTCTCCAACATCTCCTACACGGGCACAATGGCGCTGCAGAAGAACTACATCAGTGAGGGACATATCCGCAAGCGGAATAAAGGCGAACTGCCCATGTATCTGGTGGAGGGAATATTCGAGCCGCTCATAAGCCGAGATGACTTTGATAAGGCGCAGGAGATACGAAAACTGAGGGCCGAACGGGCTGTGAATCGGAATCCTGTGCTGATGCCATTCTCCGGAATGGTGAAATGCGGATGCTGCGGCAGCGGCTTCAGCAGAAGAACCGCTGGGAAGTACAGGCGATGGGGCTGCAACACAAGAGAGCGGAAAGGTAGGGAATCCTGTGACAGCCGTCCAATCAAGGAAGAGGAGCTTGTGGCTGCGGTCAGAACCGTCATGGAGAAGGAAGATTTCGATGCCACAAAACTTCGGCGCAAGGTGTCCAAGATCGTCATTTACGGTGATCGAATCGACTTCCATCTTGTCAACGGACGCATAAAAAAGACTGCCCGCATCTATAACGGGCAGCGCGGCAGTAATCCCTTTACGAACAAAGTCTACTGTACTTCCTGCGGCAGCAAGTGTGAGCGGGATACATGGACGAAGGGAACTAAGGTGTGGTCTTGCAGTCAGCCGCGCACAAAGTGCCGACTGAAACGGCTGCCCGAATCCGAACTCAAGGAAGCGGCAGAATCCTTGTTCGGCGATGGCTATGAGGGCAAGATCGTACAGAACGTAAAGCGGATTGTCATATCCGACGATGAGGTCATATTTCAACTCAAAGAAGGAGGCGCATACCGATGGCAAAGACAGTGAGGGTGATTCCTGCAACTCCCAGAGTGTTTCGGTCAGAAGTTGCGGCAGAACCAAGACGGCGCAGGACGGCAGGGTACGCCAGAGTTTCGACCGACCATGAAGAACAGGCTTCCAGTTATGAAATGCAGATGGCGCATTACAAGAACTACATCGAAAGCCGCGCTGACTGGGATTTCGTCGGCATGTATTCGGACGAAGGGATCAGTGGAACCAACACAAAGAAGCGTGACGGCTTCAACCAAATGATCGAGGATGCCCTTGCCGGCAAGATCGACCTCATCATTACAAAGTCGGTCAGCCGCTTTGCGAGAAACACTGTGGATTCTCTGCAGAACGTCCGCAAACTCAAGGAAAACGGTGTAGAGATCTATTTTGAGAAAGAGAACATTTGGACGTTCGACACGCGCGGAGATGTCTTATGCGTGAAAATGATACAAAGGTAATCACTGCTTATGCGACGTGAATCCCCAGTTTACAAGGGCTTTCAGAGGTTTTCTGATCTGGAGGCTCTTTGTTTTTTGACGATGTTCACTGATTTTTCGTTTGATGAAAGCTCGACCTACTGGCAGGGGGGTCAAACCGTTTGACACCCCTGAGACACTCTCAAAAGGAAAAATGTGAGAATTTAGGAAGCTATACGGGAACTGGTTTCGCGGGCATTTTTACGAGTTCGGATTTTGACACCCCTAATGGGAGAAAAGTATCGAATTTATATTGATGGCATAAAAAAAGAGGGGCGATGCCCCTCTATCAGACCTATTTAGAACTTTACCCCGAGGGAGAATCCGCTTGTCACATCCGATGTATGGAATCCCTCGGGTTTTCTTATGGGCATTGCCGCAAAGACATCATAGGAGACCGTATCAATCGAGCCACGGAGTCCGACTGCTGCGCCCATCATCGTATGACCGTTATAGAGGTCGGCTCCATATCCATAGACAGCACCGACATCAAGCCCGAGATAGAGTTCCGCGTTCTGCTTCGGGAATCGCGTTGCGAACTCGTTCCGCAGATACCATCCGTTCGTACCCATCAGCGTAACCTCGCCGTCGAAGCCGCGCACCGTATAGCGATTGCCCATGCTGATCATATCTACCCCGTAGAGCCGCATATCATCCATCGTATACTGTCCGTGAAAGGATGTCGTAAATGTTGCGGGACGATGACTGAACTCAAATGGATGCACAAAGTCCACATCGAGCAGCCACATTCGATAGAGTGTCTTTGGCGCATCGGCAAAAGCCTTTTCTTCCTGTGCACCCATCCATCCGAGACCGAACCTGTGCGCAAGACGGAAATAGAGCGTATTGCGCTGTAGATAGAGCCTCTCAGCAAAACCAACCTCCATCGAGGTCTGGTGCATCGCCTGGATGGGCAGCTCGACATCGTTCAAGAAGCTGTGTGAGTTCCTTTTCCGCAAACGAATATCCATGCTCGTATTCATCGCAGCCGAGCGATGAAGTATATAGTCCCATGACAGCGTAGAAATATTGGAATCTCCTGCACTGAGGAAGTTATAGGGAGTGCTTTCTACCGTCTGATGATATTTGGAACGTTGATAGGAAAACGAGAACGTATGCCGTCCATAGGGATAGGTATAGCTGATATTATGCCCGCGCGTTCCTTTTTCATACCCGTCCTGTGCACCATCGAGATTCATACCGATGCGGAGCATATCGTTCTTGTGAAAGGGCTGATCGATGCCGATGGAGGTATACCATTGGAGCTTTCCTGTATCCTCAAGCCCAGAGTCATCCACCGAGATCGTACCGTAAAAATTCTTTCCACGTTTTACGGTGAGCACGACATCCGTCCTCTGCGGCTGATCGGACGGGAGAAGCTGAACAGAGATATCCTGTGAGGGGAGGTGTTTTGCCTGTTCGATGCCCTGCTCGATGTCGCGTACATTCAGAATATCTCCCTCGTGGAAGGGAAAGAGATTCTTCCAGTAGAGCGCATCACTGCCCTCGGCGAAACGAACAGTGCCAATATAGCCGATCTGCAGAACGAGACGCAGTTCTCCCGATGAGAGATTCTGTTCCGGCACGACAATACGGCTCCCCCCGGAACCCCCCACCCATGAGGGGCCAGTTCTCGCGTCGCACGAGCTGCTTCT